ACCTACATAATTTTTGCCGTTTCTGATATGGACGCTTGACAAGTTTAATTTTTGATGTTATATTCAGCGTGTGCTGGGTTGCTAGAGAATAGCTATAGGTACTAATATTAATGTAAAGTTTCTTTAGTCTTCTTTTTAAATTGTTCAAAATCATCAAATATATCCTCAAACTCTTCTCGCTCGGACGGCGACATCATTTCACGGTCCATTAATTTTTTTGTTCTCTCATTTTCTTCTCTTCGGATTAGTTTATCATAAGTGTTATAATCTACGATAACTGCCCTATAAGATTTAATCATTTCTTTACTTGCATTTGTGATGGTCATAATTTTATCTTTAGGAATAGTAATATGTTTATCGTTAGTGTATCCTGCCCATTTGACTAATGCTATATAATCTTTAATACCTATGTTCGTTATTTGTGGAACATATTTAATCTCTAATGGTTTATCTAAAGTGATGAGTGGTTGCTTTTGTTCAGCGTGTGCTATTTCACACACAATATCAGTACCATTAATCAACTTAATGACTTTGATTTTAGTAGTACCGTCTTTGTTGACTTCGGCAGAATTTGACATATATTACTCCTTTAGTTCAACATTGTGAATTTCGTAATCGAAACTCTCCTCGTTGTATATATTTATTCTTTCTTTAAAGTGTTGTAGAGTATAATTCTCTTTTTCGTTGTAACTGACATCATCTGCTATATCATATAAAGTCGCATTTGTCTTGTTATCTCCTAGTCGCAAACCACGACCAATAGATTGTAGATTTCTTATCCTACTCTTACTAGGACTAGAAAAAATAATATTATGTAGGTTTCGTATATTAATACCTGTGGAAAATGTTCCATAACTGGCGATAATAATTGCGTTATCCGACTTTTCAGTAATCGCCCTAATTTGTTCTCTATCATCTGCTGATACTCCTCCGTATACAAAGAAGACTTTACGATTGTCTTCTACTTTTTTCTCAATGAGTTCTTGTAATACTTTACCGTGTTTCTCTACATATTGAAACAATAGTAATGTATTACCTTGTAGACCATTTGTCAAGTTCGTTATATATTTATTTCTTGCTTTACTAGCACATAAAAAGTCCATTTCTTCTTGGTAGTTCTTATCTTTTAAGAAGTCTTTAGAGTTTTTACCGTGTTGTAATATTAGACAATGTATTTTAAAATCGGCAAGTTGTTTCTTTTCAATCAAGTCTGTTGTTTGTGCAACTCTATTAACAGCACCAAACAAACCTTCTAATACTAATTTATGTGTTTTAGAACCATCTAAAGTACCTGTCATACCTATTCGATACTTACAATTAGTCATCTTTGTCATTATTGTTGTTAATGACTGGGATTTAAATAAATGTGCTTCGTCACCAATCACAACGCCAAAGTCAGCAAACCATTTTTTAGGTAGTTTATATACTGATTGCCAAGTAGATATAACAACTCTTTTAGTTGTATCTTTTTCGTGTCCTTGATATATTCTATGAATATGTTTTACATTATAACCATAGTCAGCAAAATCTTTATATAATTGTTCTACTAGTGATGTTGTAGGTACAATAATTAATACTTTGTTTGCTTTCTTTTCTTTCAATCGTAATAGTTGAAATCTTAATATTAGATACGCAATCAATGACTTACCACTAGCAGTTGGCGATAGTAGTAAACATCTATCTTCTTGTATTGCGTGATAAAACGCATTGAATTGATAATCTCTAATCTGTAAAGGTATGTTTAACGCCTTACAAAATTTAGCACACTCTATCTTATCTAATGGTTTATTCTTTTCTTTTATCTTTGTAATTACTTGTATGTTATTATCTTCACAAAACTTTTTTACATATGGTAATAGACCATAGTATATCTCGCCTTTTGCATACTTAAATAATCTTATTTTGCCGTCCCAATATCTATTTCTATATTGTGGCATAAACTTATAACCAGGTACTTCAAAAGTAAAAAACTCACTTAACTCTCTTCTTATGTCGCTTTCAGCGTCAATTGTTAAGTATACTTCGTCTTTCTTTTCTATGATAATATATCTATGTTCTACCATTACTGAAACATTGGACCTAGTGTCCACCCTACTAGTGATTTTCTAATACCTGATTTAATTGGATATACTTTGTGCCATAGACCTGAATAGAACACAATAATTGTGCCTGGTTTAACATTATCAAATCTATGTACTACTGATTTATTTGCGTCTGGATGTGCTTCACATATTGCAAACTCACCACCTTTAAAGTTGTCATTTAGTAATAAACTAAAAGATACTTTTCTCATCATACCATCAGCATATGGTTTACTATGTGTATCAGTATGCCAATTGTAATGTTGTTTTTTATCGTATGATGTATATTGGAAGTCTTCAAACTTTGTTAACTTAAAGTTCCAGTTACAAACTTTATTAGTTTCATTGATTACATTTGCTAAGTCTTTTTGTAACCAATCATTTGTAAAGAAACAACCTGTGCTATCTCTTTCAGTTTGTTTGCCGTCTTGTATAACAAGTTTCTTTTGTTGAATATCTTTAGCGTATTCTTCGACTTTATCAATCCACTTACTATCGAATAGAGAGTCCTGTCGCAGGTATAACTTCTCTGGTTGCATTATTAAATAGCTCCGCTTGTAAACTTACGCCATTCAATTGCGTCTTTAATTAAGAAACCTCTATTTGTTATTTGTCTGATTGTTTTATCTAGGAAGTCAACAATAGTATTTAAGTAATCTACTTTTTGTTTTATCTTTTGATAGTCTTCGTCTGCTTCGATATACTTATCTACATCTTGTTTTAAAATTTTAAGATTGAATGGTTTTTGTTGATAAACTGCTGGGTCAGCTTTACCTGTATAGTATTCCCATTTATGCAATTTGATTGTTGATAATTCTGCTTGTGATTTTGTTAACATCAATTTAAACTTATTGTAAAGTTTCATAAATTCATTATGTAATTGTGGCGTTTTAAGTGCTTCTAAATCTAGTTCAGTATCGTTGATTTTAGTTTTCTTGTCAACCAAATCTTGTAATTCTTCAAGTGTCATAATATTTTTTCACCTTTGTTAGTACAGATATATTAACACCATATCTAGTATTTGTCAATAGTCTTATGTATTTTGTAGTGTAGATTTCTTACCAGGTTCAGCAAAGTCGTACATTAAATATTTAAAAGTTACAGAAGATGTTAAGTATGATACATCACTTGCTTGTGTAGAAAAACCTACACCAGATACAGATACAGGAAATACATCTCTAAATCTAACTTCTTTTATCACATTGTTTTTAGCAGATAAGATTGATAGTGTGGCGTCTGACATAATCGGACCTTGAGGAGTTGCTGAACCTTCTCTACCTGCGTTTGTGTTTTCATTACCTTTACCTTGAGTCGGAAATCTATTTCTGCCAGCAGCAGTTAGATTTGAATATTCTCCGTGTTCACCAGGAAAACCTAGACCTCTTAACCAAGTGTATATCTCTTCATAGTTTTCAAACTTTTCATCAACTAGAAATGTTAATATTAAATCGCCAAAGTCTAGTTTTGTACCAGGCAAAGGTATATCTCTTAATGATGTCAGTTGAGTAGCATTACCTAGTTGCAGACCAGGTATGTTCACCTCGGTGCAAAAATATTCTACTTTAGGTAATTTTGTAAGACTAAACTTAAATTGACTAGGGCTTGCATAGTCCATTTCTGTTGGTCTTCGTGCTATTGAGTCTAATGTTTGTGCCATACTATTATTTATACGACTTAATTATCCTTCTGAATACTCTAAAATTCTTAACTATTGTATCTGTAGGAATAGGTGCACCAAATAAATTTAGTGATTTATCTTTGACTAGTTTTTTTATGTACAAAGGATTGTCTTCAAAAATTATAACATTATTCTTTTTCATAGGCATAAAAAAAGGGCGACCTAAGCCGCCCTTTTTCGTTTTCAGTATTAACTGATATACAGATTATGCCAAGTTAACTACTTGTACTTTTCTGTAATATCTGTTAGAGTTCGCAGAACCAGCACCGTTAATCACAGCGTTATCACCAGAACCTGCTTCAGCAAATGGGTTTGCTTGTAAGCCGTATCTAGTTTTAAAACCGATTTTCGGTTGGAAAGTGTCCTGACCAACTGCTCTTACCATTTGTAATGGTACATATGGGCAGTAGAACATGCCAGCGTCATAAGGTGAAGTACCTTTGTAACCAACAACATAGAATTGTTTGCTGTTTTGGTTTGCTGAATATGGATCAATGTATACTTTAAATCTGCCGTTTAATACACCAGCAAAAGTATTTCCTGTGTCATCAACATTTAAGTTGTTGTTTAACGCAGGTGTGTAGTCAAGGATACCAGCCATTTGCAATGCAGAAGCAACATCAGAAGAACAGATAATTATATTACCTTTCCCTCTTCTTGTTCTTTGAGCAATAGCGTTAGCGTCTCTTTCCAATTGGAACATTAAACCTTTAAATCTTTCAACTGACCATCTACCGTTTGAGTCAGTATCTAAATCAAAGATACCAGCGTTAGTTGTGTCTGTTTGAGCACCTTTTTCTGAATTGATGTAAATTGTTCTTACAACTTCTCTATTGATTTCAGCAAGGATTTCAGCAGATAAGATGTTTGCCAATTCAGTTTCAGCGTCTAAACCGTGAATTGCTTTAAGGTCTTGTGCAAGTTCCATTGTGTACTCAGCTTTAAGAGCTCTTGACTTTGCAGTTACCGTTGATTTCTCAATTGAGAAAGCCATTTCAGCAAATGCGTTGTTGCCAGAGTCACCTAATGCTTCAGCAGAAGCCGTTGACATACCTTCGCCAGAAGTATAAGTTCCAGCAGGCGAGTCATTAAGTACAGCAGGGTTGTTTTGTGCAGGCGAATTTGTTGAAGTTCCAGCAGATCCAGGAATGTTTGCGTTAGCAGCATTTCCAGAAAATTTACTTTCTGCTTCATCAAATAATGCTTCAGTTCCACCTTGAGTTTTATATCTGCTTCTCATTGCAAATATAAGTCCTGTTGGACCACTCATTGGTTGAACACCAGCAATATCGTATGCGATAAGGTTCGGCATTGCTCTTCTTACAAGAGAAATTAGGATTGGATCCCAATTGTCAATGTTTGAACCAGTTTGGTTGACAGGAGCGTCTTCTTTTAAAAATGCTCTGTCTTCTTTAAGTGCGTTCTCTTGGTTTTCAAGGATAACACTTGTAACAGCTCTTTTATAGCTATCGCTGATTTTTGGTAAATCAGGATGGTCTAATACTGGCTGCCATTTCTTTTGGTAAGTTTCAGATAAGTACATATCTTTTTCCTCTCTCCTATTATTAATTACGACACCTTAATGTCTTTAGTTTTACTAATAGCGGTTGTATAAGCAGCCATTGCATTAGACAAATCTTCTGTATTTACATTCGAATTGTCCGCAACCGCATTATCAACTTCGCTGTCAGAATTTGCTTCTTTTTTAGATCCAAAGTATGATTCTTTAATAGTCTCAACTTTTTTTCTAAAGTCGTCAGCGTTTGAAAATTCAACCTCTTCTGTAAGTTTAGCAAACTTCTCTTTTGAAGTGTCTGCTAAATCAGAAGCGACCTCAGCTAAAATGTCAGATTTCTTTAAAGATGAATTTTCTTTAGTCATCTCTACATTTTTTCCGATTTCTTCGTTAAGTTTCTTTTCTAACTCTTCGATTTTCGAAGCTTGGTCTTCTAACACATCATATTTTTCATCTGGAACATCAATGTAATGGTCTTCAAAAAGTTTTTTCAGACCGTTGATGAAGTCCTCAGCGATTTCGCCCTTAATACCTCTTTCGATAGCAAGTTCGTTTTCTTTCATCCACTCATTAACAACATAGTTTAAGTAGTTGTCAACTTTTTCAACAAGTGATGATTTCGCTTTTGATACTTCTTCGTCAAATTTTTTGTTGTAATCAACTTCCATTTCCTCAGCAATTTCTTTTACTTTTGAAGTAATAGCTGCTTCGAAAATAGTAGCTGCTTTTTGTTTAAACTCTTCAGACAAGTCTGATTCTCCAGAGGTTAAAGCGTCAATGTGTTCTTTCACATCAACATCTTTTGCTTTCTGGTCTTCTTCTGATTTCTCGGACTTTTTCATATGTTCGTCTTCTTTTTTATAAGAAGCATTCATCTTATAACCTTCTTCCGTTTTTTCTTTGTCAGAAGTTTCAGATTTCTCTTTCTTTTTGTCCAAGTATTTTTTCAGACCGTCTGGCATTTCACCTTCGGATATCTTCTCGCCTTCAGAATCTTCAGCTTCTTCCTTCTTCACAGAAGGCATAGGATCAGCAGCACCAGCGTTTTTCTGTTGTGCGTCACCTGAAACTGGCTTAACTTTTTTAGTTGCGTCAGGATTACTATCTGTTGGTTTAACAACAGCAGAACCTAAATCTTCAGCGTCATTTTTTAACGGCGAAGTTTCAGCAGCTACAGCGTTCTTTTTCGGAGCGTCTGGAGCAGTTGCTTCAACAACTTGTTTTTCTGTTTCGGCCATTTGAAGTCTCCTTATTTAAAAAAATTAATTAATTTTTCTTGTTATTAGATATTTATAATATTACAATTTTTTGAGGAAATTAGCGAATACATCTGCCTTAGCTTCAGCGATTTTTAGTCGTTTTGCCTTAGCAATATACTCTTTATACTCTTCAATTTCTCTCTCTTTGATAATACCATTGTCCCAAATCCACTCTTTATTCTCCATAATACCTTCAACAAAGGCGTCTGGAGCAGATGGATCCGCCACAATATCAGCAGCGGTAGCCAAATAAAAGTCTTTTCCGACGATTGCCTGACCATTTGAACCTCTTTGTAATGAAC